GAAGGTCGAAAAATCCAAGCTGTTTCATGGCATCCCCCTCGGAAAGCCATCGAATCACAAAACCGCCAAATTGGCGAGGTTAATGGGGGTGTCCAACTGCTTGAGCCACTCGCTTTCGACCCAGGTCGGCAGATGCACCGTGCCAGGCAAACACTCGGCACCCTCGGCCCGTTCCTCGTCTGTCGGCCGTTGCAGCCGCAAAAACCGATAGGTCTCCGACTTGAAGGTCGAGACCGCCACGGTCCAGAGCCGAGCACCGCGACGCAGTTTCTTGCCGCCGTCGGTAGCGTCCACGAATGTTGGCCCGGACACCGGGCTCGCCCGATTGAAACCTTCGACACCCTTCACTGGGGCCACCTGTCCAAACCCGACCCGGCGCGCCCAGGCATAAACCGCCGGAGCCTCGTAGCCAGTATCGATGGCGAGCTTCGCCAGCTTGAGCTGTGCACCGCTCGCATGTGGCCAGGTTCGATCCAGTAGGGCGTCGAGATCCGTCCAGGCATCAGGCCGTTGTGGCCCGCCTTCGATCACGATGTGCTCGATGAGCCAGCTTTCCAGCCCGCGCCCCCAAGCCCAGACGTCCACCTCCAGGCGGTCCTTCTGGACATCGACGCCAGCGGTGAGGAACAGGCCGCCTGCTGGGACGGTGCCCAGTGCCGACGTTTCCCTCTGGTCATAGAGACGCTGCCAATCGGGCGCTTCGCCGGTTTCGACCCAGGTCTCGCCGAGATCCGTGTTCTTCACCGACTTGAGCGCCGCATCATTGCCTTGCGCGGCCTCCCAGGCTGCGGCGATCTCCGCCCAGCTTCGCCAGCCGATGGGGCTGTAGAGGCTGGAGATGTGGAAGCCTGCTGTTTTCTCATTGCCCTGTTCCGACGGGGCGGTCGCCCGCCACTCGCCGCGTTCCAGCATCCGCGTCTTGTGATGCTCGTGAATTTGTCCCTCGCACTCGGTGCAGAGGTAATGCGCAGTCTCGGGACATCCCTTGTCCCAGCGGAGCCGTTCGAACTCGAGCCACTGAAAATGCCCGCAATGGGGACAGGGCACGAAGTAGCGCCGTTGGTCAGACGCCTCGAATTCCCGCTCGATGCGAGATACGCCCTTGACGGTCGGCGTCGAGACGATGAACACCTTGTGACGCGCAAAGGTCCGGGTGCGGGCCTCGGCCAAAGAGACCGGGTCGCCTTCGCCGTCGATGTCGCCGGGATACCCGTCGACCTCGTCCAAGAACAGATAACGCACCGGCATGGATCGGAGTCCGACCGCCGAGTTGGCTCCGGTCATGGCCAGAAGCCCACCCTGGAATGCCTTGGTGAGCACCGTGTTACCGGAATCTCGCGACCGCGCCGGCTTGACCAATTGCGACAGCACCTCGCTGTCCTCGATCAGCGGATCAATGCGCTGACGAGAGTTCCGCTTGGCCATCTCCACCGTCGGCAAGACCGCCAGCATGGGGCCAGGCGCATGGTGGATGACGTAGCCGATCCAGTTGTTGCCGCATTCGGTAGCGCCGATCTGTGCGCCCTTCATGAACACCACCCGCTCGTAGGGAGAGGACGGCGACAGGCAATCCATGATCTCGCGCAAATATGGCGTGCGCGCCGTGCGCCAGGGGCCGGGTTCAGCGGCACCCTTTCCCGAGAGACGCCGGTGTTGATCGGCCCATTCCGAGACCTTCAGCAGAGGATCGGGACGCAAGCCCCGATCGAACGCAGCGTCATGGATTGCGGCGGCGTCAGGAAGCACCGGCCAGATCCTCGAGTGCTGCGCGGATCTCGGACGTCAGCATGGCGTGAACCCGTGCGGCATCGGTCTCGGCCGCCAACACGGCTGCCAGACGTTCGGGAATGTTCATCAGGGCGTCTCGCACCACGCGGGCCTTGTTGAAAGCCGCGACCTTCACCTCGTCGGCATCGACGTATTTGCCGGCCTCGACCCGAGCCTTGATCTCCAGGAGCTTGGCCTTCTCAACCTCGCTCTTGATCCGGGTCTTGAGCAGCAGGGTCGGTAGATCGCCACCTTGCGGCAGCGTGGGAAGCTCGGTTGCCGGAACGAGCGGCTTCGGAGCCGCCTCAACTTTGGGTGTCGCGCGTCGTTCCGGACGGGCCGGTTCTCGGACTGCCGCCAGAGCGGCATCGGCCTGGGCCGGGTCCACCTTGCGGCTCTGGAGCCGGATCACGCCCTTGGCCACCATCTGGCCAATGTACTGGCGCGAAACTCCGCGCTGGCGCGCGTATTCGGCCTGGCTGACAAGCATGTGCGTTCAACGTTCCCATGTCCGGGCCGCCCTCGAAAAGCCGATCAATTACAATCTATAAGACTTGATGTTCTCCACCCGTAGAGCCTGTATGGGATCACAGACGGAAACGGAGACGACACCATGACCACCGAGACGATCCTCACCACCCGAAACACCGACTGGGGTTTCTTCGGCACCATCAGCCACCATGCAGACCCGACCGAAGCCTGGCCGCTGGCCATGACGCGGATCGGGCGCGCAACTGGCTGCCCGCAAGACGCGGTGCGCGACTTCCTCGACAGCCGCCATGGGCGGCATTTTGCAGACGACGTCGCCAACGGACTGGCGAGTAGGCTCACCCTCGAGACCGCCATCGACGCGGCCGTCGAGCGCTGGATGGGATGGACGATCAACAGGCGCACAAGCCGCGAGACCGGGATCCCTTCGGGGCTGCCCTATCTCACTGGGTTCGTCACCCACTGCGAGATCGAAGCCGAAGCCTTCGGCTGATCGGCAGTTCCTCCCCTCATCGCCCCGCGCATTCGGTGTCGGGGCTCGGGGTGGTAGAAGCCCCACGATCGTCGCGGTGGCATCATCCAGAGGAAATGCCAATGAGCACCACCAACGTCGCCGTCGACAAATTCACCGTCGCACAGCTGGCGACCGCGATCTCCAGCATCACCGGAGAAACGGTCACCGCCAAATCGTTCAACTACAAAAGCAAGGCCGTCGATCGGCTGAAGGCCCTGATTGATGAACAGGGTCTCGATGTGCAAGGCATCCTACAGGCGGCTGGCATCGAGGCGATTATGCCGACCGGCGAAGCCCTGTCCGGCATCGGGATCAGTTCAAGTGTCAAGCCGCCAAAGCCGAAGCGCAAGCCGCGCGACAGCAAGCAAGCCAAGGTAATCGAGATGCTCAAGCGCGACGAGGACGCGGCATTCGAGAAATTGCTGGCCTGCGAGGACACAGAGTGGCGTCTCGACGACGGCTCCTGGAACAACGGCGATGCTTACGTCACCGCCGTCGATCCGATAAACAATGCCTGACCATATCTCCCGCCGGGGTCCTTACCGGACCCCGGTGATGGGCTCTCAGTCCTGTTCGCACTCGACGCGCGCCATGAAATGCGCTATATTCGCATTTAATTTGATGCGTTAATGATGAGGACGCCATGGACATCACCAAAGACATCCGCCCCCTGACCGAGTTCAAACGCGACACGACGCGTTTCATATCGCACCTCAAAGACACCGGCCGCCCGTCCGTTCTGACGGTCAACGGCAAGCCGGCGCTCGTGGTCATGGACGCCGAGGCTTGGCAGGACGTTCAGGATCAGATCGAGTATGCCCGGACGGTCGCAGGCATCCGCAAGGGTCTCGATCAGGCCCGTGACGGCCAGGGTATCGAGGCTGCGGCCTTTTTTGAGACGCTGGATACCCGTGGCAAGGCATGAAGCACTACCGAGTGATCATTACGCCGTTCGCCGGTGAGAACATCCGCGAAGCCCATGAATGGTTAGAGGTTGAAAACCCCACTTACGCGGCCAAGTGGCTAAGCGGCATCAAGGACAAGATCCTCGAACTCGAGACCTTCCCGGAGTCACATGCTGTTGCCCCGGAAAGCGAGGCATTCGACGTTGAGATCCGGCAGTTGCTCTTTGGTCGCGGCACGCCCTGGCGGATCTTTTTCACCATCGATGGCTCGACGGTTCAAATCCTGCACGTCCGTCACGGCAGTCGAGACTACTGGCAACCCTAATCACGAGAGAAGATCATGAAACGAAAACGAATACCCAAACGACGAAACCTTGCGGCGCGAGCACTGGAATCCCCGCTGTTCCGAATGCGCAAGATCAAGACCCTGAAAGGCAAAGCATCCTACAAACGCCGCCCGAAGCATCGAGGCGGCGTTTCTATTTCAGCGGATGGCGCACGTCCTGATACGGATCGCTTCGAACAAACGGCGAAGCGAATACGACCGAACGATCGACACCACCGTGAAGATGGCACCCATCAGCAGATTGTCCGACAGGCTCGCGTGAAGACCGAACACCGGGAACACCGCGATTTGGGTGGCGACGGCAATGCCATAGCCGACCGCGACATTGGTCAGCGCTTCCGCGAACGACATGCGTCTCGACTGCCTCATGCGGCGTCCCTTTCATTTTTGATTTCATCGAACGACCGCGCGTCCCCGTCGAGGACTGCGGACTTCCCCGTCGCCTTCTGCCAACGCTCGACGGCCACGTCCACATAGGTGGGACTGATCTCCATGGCGAAGACGCGGCGGCCGACGGCTTGGCCAGCCATGATCTGTGAGCCCGATCCGGAGAACGGCTCATAGCAAAGGCCGCCCGGCTCCACATGCTGACGCATGGGAATGGCAAAACAGTCGAGCGGTTTTGGCGTCGGATGGTCGGGGCGTTCCTCGCCCGAAAGACCATGAATGTCCCAAACCGACGGCAGGAACTCGGCACCGTCCACCTTGGGCGGCATGTTGCCCTTGATCCAGCCTATCAGGCAGGGCTCGTGTTTCCAGAGATAGCGCGACCGCGTGAGGACGCCCTTCTCCTTGTTCCAGATGATCTGCTGGTGCTGGAAAGCACCCATCTCGGTCCAGACCTCTTCGAGCATGGCCTGGCGACGGGACGCATGCCAACAGTACCAGGCTGCGTTGGGCGCAATGGCTTCCGCGATCGCAGCCTTGATGAAACCTCGATAAAGATCGGGCCCTTGCGAGGAATCGTCCCAGGTCACGCCATAGGTAGTGGACCAGTCCTTGTTGCCGTTGGTACCGCTGGTATCCCCCTTGGCGACTTTGGCCTTGCGCGCGCTGTTCTGCGGATGGTTGGTGCCATCATAGTCGACTAGGTACGGCGGGTCGGTGGCGAACAGAATGGCGCGCTCACCGTTCATCAGACGCTTCACGTCTTCCGCGTTCGTGCTGTCCCCGCAGAGCAGACGATGATCGCCCAGCAGCCACAGATCGCCCAGTCGACTGACGGGATTTGCCGGCGGCTCAGGAACGGTGTCTTCGCCTGCGAAGCCACCAGACTGTGCTTCCCCAGTTTCGTTCGCCAACAGCCGATCGACCTCAGAGAGATCGAAGCCGGTCAGGTCGAGATTGAAATCCTCCGCTTTGAGGTCCGCCAGTTCGAGACGTAGCAGTTCCTCGTCCCAACCGGCATTCTCGGCGATCTTGTTGTCGGCAAGGATCAACGCCCGGCGCTGGGTTTCGGAAAGATGGCCAAGACGGATCACCGGCACGTCGTCGAGGCCGAGCTTGCGCGCAGCCATGAGACGGCCATGCCCGGCGATGATTCCATCGTCTGCGCCGATCAGAATCGGATTGACGAAACCGAACTCGGCGATGGAACCGGCGATCTGCGCGACCTGCCCCTCGTCATGGGTGCGGGCATTGCGCGCATAGGGGATCAATCGATCCACCCGAACGGTTTCGATCGTCAAGTCCATCTGTCAATCAGCCAGTTGTCGGGAGCGCTTGACGGATCGGCTGCGTGGACCCGCAGGAACCCTGGGATCAGCATCGATGCGTCAAGTCGGTGTCAAGTAAGTTAGCGGGCCTGTCGGTAGAGAAATCCCGCGCCCACGCCTCCCGCATAGGATATCGGCCAGGAAGGACCCGCGATATCAACGGTTCGAGGAGAATACGTGGCGCGCCGGTTCTGCGTTCGCACGCCCGTCGCGAGGCTATCTGGAAACTACCCCTAATCCAGCGTTTTTGTCCCATCGAAAAGTGTCCGCCGCACACCTTTCTCTACGCTTCGCGCAAGCCCGCGCCACCGGCCAGTTCGATCACGCGCCGCTTCGAAAGGTTACTGTTGAACCGACGCCGATTGAGCTTGAGCGAGATCACGCAAAGCCCGTAAAGCCAGTGTTGATGGGCGGCTGAGCGTTGGAGACCGACCGTCCAGCAGATGGTCTTCCATCGTTCTCCCGATGCCCTGAGCCAGATAATCTTTGAAGCCTTTGGCTCCAACCACGCCAACCATGGCAGGGTTTCATCCATGCGGGAAATCGATGCCGACGACGGTGGTGGGCGGCGCATGGGCAGGGGCTCTTGCCCGACCTTGTCGGCGAAGTCATGGACGACCTCGGGCCACACCCCGAAATACCCCCGCACCTTCTCCTCGGGCAAGCGGCGCAACACATCGGCGGCCTCGACGATACGCTCCTCAACTCGCAAGGGCGTCCACTCAGCCATGGCGCGCCTCCCGCTCACCGTCTCGACGGCCATAGAGCTTCTCGCCCAGTTGACGCACCAACTCGCGCTCAGGCCAGGTGAGCCGGTCATCCTCCACCGACACGGCAAGCATGCCCTGCTCGATCCAGCCATCGCGTTTGACCTGTTCGGCCGAACGCCGTTCGCCGCCAAAGCCCTTCGGGAAACGCCTCATCGTACACCTCCTCGGGCATCTATCGCCCACAGCAGCAGCGCGATCGCATCGGCCTCGTTGTCGTCATTGGGCGCGAAACCCCGCGCCGATACCGCCGCAATGACCGCGTCTTTGTTGGCGTTGCCCTTGCCGGTAACAAAGCGCTTGATGGTGCCCACGGGCACGGCCTCATAGGGGATAGCATGGTGTTCGCACCAGGCGGTGACATGGGCGAGGAAGCCGCCATAGGCATGGGCGGCATCGACCCCGGCATGGCGACGGACCTCCTCGACGAACACGGCATCCAGGTAGCCGGCAGCCTGCTTGATCTCGGTGAGCCAGCGCTTGAAGCGCAGGAAGCGCATGCCACCACCCTGCCATCGATCGTTTTTGAACCCGGCAGTGCCACTGACGATCCGACCGTCCGGTCCATGCAGCGCCCATCCGGTCTTGGTGCCGAGATCGAGGGCAAGAAGGACGGGATGGTCCGGTGCCTGTTCGGCGAGAGGTTCGATCAATGCGGACTGGCTCATCATCGGGCTCCTTGGCAATCGGTTTTGGGAATAGGCCGGGAAGCAGCAACCCGACCATCGGTGGGAGGAGTGTGCGTTCCCGGGAACACTCCTCCCCCTATAGGGGGATACTGTTGATAAACCCCTGTTGATCGGTTTCTGAGATCGTGATTCCGTTTCCCGAGTGATTCGGTGGAGGGCGGAACGATGATGGGGCGGTTG